ATGGCTCGTTGGCGACGCACGTAAAGAATGGGATAGAGTCGCACCTAAGTTGTTTAAGGAGGGGTTGTTAACGGAACTGGACCGCGTCCCGCTGGCCCTTTATTGCCAGGCATATGCCGATTTCTTGGAAGCTCACGGGCTGATCAAATTGCCTATCACCAAAACCAAGAACGGTAATATCGTGCAGAATCCCCTGGTCGGGGTGGCGAATAACGCCTGGCGGCGATGCCTTCACCTGGCCGCCCGGTTCGGTATGACGCCGGCGGATCGCAATAGCGTCCGGGCCGTCGAGAAGCCCACAACCGATAACGCGAAAAAGAAATTCTTCGGAGACGCCCGGTAATGGCGCCAAAGACCAAATCCGCAAAAAGAAGCGCCGCGGCGGCAAAAAAGTCGCGGTTGAAGGTGGAATACGTCCCGATTGCGCAAATAAAGCCGTTCAAGGGCAATCCGCGAAAGAACGCCGACGCAGTTCCCGAGATCGTCCGCAGCATCGAGCATATGGAGATTAAGCCTAAGTATTGCGATGTGATCGTCGAGCGATGGCAGCAGTTCACCGGCGGCAAGGCGAAGCGGATCATCGGCAAACAGACCACGCGGGCGGCCGGAGCCGCGAAAAAGAGAAAAAAGAAGTCGGCATAGTGATATACAATGGTAGCGACGACGAAAACAGGCAGGCCGCGGGGGCTGAAGCGCAGCAAGGCGCCGAAGCGTTGGCGAACGATCCTCTGCGATATCCCCGGTTACGATCCGTTTAGGGACGCCGAGGACTGCTGGTTCGACGCCGACGCGGCCGACTATTACATCGGATTTATCGAGACCTGCTGCACGCACATCGAGGGAGCTCTGGCCGGAGAGCCGTTCAAATTAGAGCGTTGGGAAAAGGCGATCTTCGCCAATTTGTTCGGCTGGTATAGATTCGACTTTCTCAATCGTCCCGTGCGGCGCTATCGCAAGGTCTTTATATACGTCCCCCGGAAGAACGGCAAGACGCCGATCGCCGCGGCCGCCCACAACGCGATATTCTTCCTCGACGACGAGGCCGGCCAGATCAACATCCTGGCCGCCGCGTCACGCGATCAGGCGACGAAGCTCTACCGCCACATCGACGGCATGATCAAAAACGAGCCGGAAATGTCGAAGCGGTGCCGGCGTTACGCCACGACGCGCAGTATTACGCGAAACGACAATTCCGTGACGAAGGTTATTCCCGCCGACGACAAGGTCGCGCACGGCGACAATCCGCACTTTCAGGCGATAGATGAGCTGCACGCGCAGCCCGATCGCAAGCTCTACACGGCCCTGAACTCGGCGATGTCCAGTGCCAACCGGGCGCAGCCTCTTTTGTTCATGATTACGACGGCCGATTACGACCGGCCGAGTGTTTGCAACGACGAGTATCGCTTTGCGTGCAAGGTCCGCGACGGCATTATCGACGACCCGATCACCGCGCAGTCCTATCTGCCCGTCATCTACGAGGCGATGCACGTCAACGAGGCCGGACGGCTGGTCGAGGACGACTGGACGAATGAAAAGACCTGGTACAAGGCCAATCCGAACCTCGGTGTGTCCAAGAGCATCGACTATATGCGGGAGGAATGCCACCGGGCCCGCCAGGACCCGGCCCTGGAAAACGATTTCAAGCGGCTGGAACTCAATATCCGCACGCAGCAGGCCCAGCGGATAATCCCGATGGAGACTTGGGACGAATGCGGCGGCGAGATCGACTGGACGGCCTTCGATGGCAAACCATGCTGGGCGGCGCTGGACATCGGGGCGATTCGCGACTTCGCATCGCTGGTTCTGCTGTTCGCCAGCGAGATGGGCGATCCGGTCGCGGTGGAATACGAGGACCTTCGCGGCGACAAGCAGGTGATGAATTTTGTCCGGCGCGACTACTGGGCCAGGCACTTCTGCTGGCTGCCGGAATCACCGGCGACCCGGGACCCGAAGATGGAGAGCCAGATACTTGTATGGTCGCAGGCCGGTCACATTACCCGCACACCGGGCAACGTGGTCGATTACGACCAGGTGGGCGCCGATATTGCCCGCACCCTGCGGCCTTACGCCCTGCAGCAGTTCGCGATCGATCAGGGCTTTCAGGGTATGCAGATTACGCAGGATCTGCAGAAGATCTTCGGTGAAGAGACGGTCGTCGCCTTTCGCCAGGGGATCATTTCAATGGCGCCGCCGTTTCGCGAGCTGATGCAGCTTCTAATGCTCGGTCGGCTGCACCACGACCGCGATCCGGTGCTGCGATGGATGGCGAGCAACGTCGCCGCCGAGCAGCGGGGAGGGCTGATAAAGCCAAGCAAGGACAAGAGCGACGAGAAGATCGACGGCATAACGGCTCTGACAATGGCGATCGGAATCGCAATGACCGCCGAGCCCAAGGCCGAAAGCGTCTACGAATCCCGGGGTATTCGATCCGTGAAGTGGGGCTCATCGTGATGGGTATGATCTCGACAATTCTGGGTAGACTCGCTTACGCCCGGCGTTCCGGCGTCGCGCATCCGGCGCAATGGCTGATCGACTGCGTTTCCGGCGGATCGTCGGCATCCGGTGTGAGGGTTACCGAGACCAGCGCCCTCAAGCATACACCGTTCTGGGCGAGCGTTCGCGTGATATCGAGCACGCTGGCGGCCCTGCCGATTTTGGTCTATAGCCGCCGCGAGGACGGCGGCAAGAACCGGCTGCCGACACACCGCGTCTATTCGTTGCTGCACGATGCGCCGAATGAATATATCGACGCCCTGACCCTGATCGAGACATTGCAGGCGCACGTCCTGACCTACGGCAACGGGTACGCCGAGATCCAGCGTGACGGCGCCGGCCGGCCGGTTGCGTTATGGCCCCTTCTACCGAACCGTACGAGGCGCAAGATCACCCAAGACGGCGTCCCGTACTACGAGGTCCGGCCGCCCGCCGGCGAGGCGGTCGAGCTGCACGATTACAACGTTCTGCACATCAAGGGCCTCGGCTTCGACGGCTACACCGGCTACAACGTGGTCCAGTACCACAAGAACGCGATCGGCTACGGCGTCGCGGTCAAGGAATATGGGGCGCGATTCTATGCCAACGACGCCTCGCCCGGTGGCGTACTCGAGCATCCGCACGGCCTCTCGGACAAGGCGTACAAACGCGTGGTCGAGACTTGGGAGAGATCGCACCAGCCTATGGACAAGAAGCACCGGGTCGCGATTCTCGAAGAGGGCATGAAATTCAACAAGACAGGCGTCGACCCGAAGCAGGCCCAGGCTCTGGAGGTCCAGAAATTCACGGTCGACGATTGCGCGAGGATATTCAACATCCCGCCTCACAAGATCGGCTCGATGGAATTCAGTAAGTACAACAACGTCGAGCACCTTCAGATCGACTTTGTAACGCAGACGATGTATTATTGGTTTCGCAAATGGGAACAGGAGTGCAACCGCAAGTTGTTCATGCCGAGCGAGCAGGGCCGGCTATTCTGTGAGTTTTTGGTCGAGGGACTTTTGCGCGGTGATATCAAGAGCCGTTACGAGGCTTACGCAATCGGCCGCAACAACGGCTGGCTTTGCGTCGATGACATCCGCCGGCGCGAGAATATGAACCCTCTGCCGGACGGCAAGGGCCAGGTATTTTTGGAACCCTTGAACATGAAGCCGGTTGGCGAAGATCCACCGGAGCCGGTCGATAATGGTGACGATGACGAACGCGTATTCCGCGATCTGATCGACGAGGCGGTCGCCAGGGTGGTGACCAAGGAAACCAAGACCGGCTATACTACCGACAGTATCAGGTGGGCGACGGCCGTCCTGACCGGGCCCGTGCGGGCCTATGCGAGCGTTCACGGCCACGCAGACGCCGCCGACGAGTTGTTACACCGACACCTGCTCGGCTATCTACGCCCAGGTGTAACTTTCGACGCCGCCACAGGCAAAAGGTTCACCGCCCGAATAGTAGAGGAATTAGGAGGCTAGAAAAATGCCCGAATCTAAGAGAGACGAATCACTAATCGAGCGGAGGGTGCTATCAGCCGATGACATAGAGCTTCGCGTCACCGCCGGCGACGCCCCGAAGATCACCGGCTACGCCGCGAAGTTCGGCAAGCGGTCCCTGGACCTGGGCGGCTACACCGAGCAGATCCGCAAAGGCGCGTTCGACGAGGCGATAAGGAACTGCGACGTCCGGGCACTGAAGAATCATGACCGGAACCTACTGCTGGGCCGAACGGCCAGCAAGACGCTGCGATTGTCGACCAACAGCGTCGGCCTGCGGTTCGAGATAGATGTGCCCGATACCACGGCCGGCGCCGACACGGTAACCGAGATCCGCCGCGGCGATCTGAGCGGCTGCAGCTTTACGTTCACGACCGCCGAGGACGACTGGAAGTATCTCGATGACGGCAGCGTTCAGCGGACGATTATCAAGATCGGTGAGCTGTTCGACGTCGGGCCGGTGACGTACCCGGCCTATCCGGATACGACGGTCGCGGCGAGGTCGCTGGACGCCTTCCGCCAGCGCCTCGAGGCCGACACAGAGGACGATCTCCGGGCGGAAGAATCGCAGGAGCGGCGGCAGGAAGATACCAAGCAAGCGGCCGGCTCCGACGACGCCGGCAAGGACGCAATCGACGATGAGCGGAAGCGCCGAATCGAGCGGGGATACCGCACAGCGGGCCGCATCATAATACGCAACCGGCGAGCCGAGTCTTCGCCGGAGGCCCCGGACCGAAGTCCGGACAAATAGTGTTTGTTAAGGAAAGTAAACAGAATCTTAGCCAAAAAATGATAGGCACAGGCGGAGTCATGACCGCCGAGATGCTGTAGTCATCGCAGCCTACTACAGGGGCGCGTTGGGAAACCGACGCGTCCCTTTTTTTTGGCCCACAGACAAGGAGACAATCCTATGAAAGTATCAGAATTACGGGAATTGGCGGCTCAGAAGGCCGAGGACGCGCGAGAGATCAAGGACAAGGCCGAGGCCGAGGGCCGCGGCTTGACCCAAGAGGAGGCCGACAAGTTCGACGGCCTGCTCGACGAGTCGCAGCGCTACGAGGCGCAGGCGAACCGCCAAGAGCGGCTCGAGGAGACAGAGGCAAGACTCAACGAGTCGCAGGAAAGAAAGAGCACGCCGGAGATAGCAACCGGCGAGCGGATCGAAGTCGCCGGGCCGAAATTGTACCGCCACGGCGAGCTACGGGCGTTTAAGGGCGACAAGGCCCAGATCAATGCCTACCGCAGCGGCAGGTTCCTGGCGGCGGTCCTGTTCGGCCATGCTCCGTCGCGACAGTGGTGCGACGATCATGGGGTGAAAATACGGGTAGATCACTCTTTCGACAACCGCGCCATGGGCGAGGGCATCAGCACCAAGGGCGGCTTCATCGTGCACCAAGGGCGGCTTCATCGTGCCCGATGAATTCGAGCAGTCGCTCATTGATCTGCGCGAGGAATACGGTAACGCCCGTCGCAACTGCCGGATCAAGCCGATGGGTAGCGATCATAGTAATGAGCCCAAGAAAACCAGCGGCCTGACCGCCTATCCGGTGGGCGAAAATTCCTCGCTTACGCAATCCGATCAGGATTGGGGGAACATTGAGTTGACGGCTAAGAAATGGGGCGTCCTGACGCGAATCAGCAGCGAACTGTTCGAAGATACGCTAATCAACCTGGCCGATGACCTCGCCAACGATGGAGCCCTGGCCTTTGCCACCGCAGAGGACGAAGCCTGTATCGACGGTAACGGTACAGGCAGCTATCACGGACTGACGGGCATCCGGGTCAAAATGATTGACGGCAGTCACGCCGGTAGCTACTACGACGCCGGCAGCGGCTGCGACGAGTGGTCCGAGGTGACCGACGCGATCCTGTTGCGTCTCATGGCGGCTCTACCGAAATACGCCCGCCGCGGCGCGAAATGGCACTGCTCACCGTTGGCCAAGGTGCTCGTCTTCGACCGGCTCATGAGCGCCAAGGGCGGCGTGACTATGCGGGAGGTTATAGACGGCCCGTCCCAGGCGAAATACATGGGCTACCCGATCGAGGAATGGCCCGCGATGCC